ACAAGCCGCTGAAGCTTCTCGACAGCAGCTTTGTGCGTGACCTCAACTCCGCGGATATCTCCTTGCGACAGCTGGCCCGCAGCGACTACAACATCCGTAGTCCGAAGAATCAGCCCGGAACTCCGGTTGATTTCTACTACCAGCCCGACTACTACACCGGAACCCTGTATCTGCTGAACGTCCCTACCGTCACCGGCTACACGTTCCACGCCCAGATCCAGCGTCACTTCTTCGATCTGGTCGCAGGCTCCGACAACTTCGACTTTCCAGCCGAGTGGCTTCTTCCCCTCAAATGGGGGCTGGCGGCGGAAATGGCTCTGGAAGACGGTGTCGATATGGCCAAGTTGGATTACATCGAGCGACGTGCGCAGCACTACCTGGACGAGTGCTTCAATTTCAGCGTGGAAGAAGCCAGCACCTACTTCACAGTCGATACAGCTGGAATGCGCTAATCGTGGAGATTAATCGCATCCAGTTGGCTTCCAGCAACACAACCCGCAATTCCACTCGAACGAAGGGTCAGTGGGGAGTCAACATCCTGGTAGATGGCCCGAGGGTGAAGAAGCGCTTCGGCCTTATCGACCACACCAGTGGAACTTCTCCCGGCCAGGGCCTCCTCATGTACGGCACTGTTGCGGTCAGTATCCGCAATGACACTCTTTACGTAGGGGCTTCGAGCTTCGCGCTATGAGATTTCAGTTAGCTACACTCAACGATACACGTGATGACTCCAGGGAGCGGGATTCCTGGGGAATCAATTGCTTTGTGGAGAAGGAAGAAGAACTGCGCGCGGTTAAGCGTCCCGGCCTGGTCAGCACATTCGATGCTGTTGGAGCTGGAACGATTGGACAAGGTTTATTCATATGGCCGACTCTTAACGGACCAAAAATTATCACAATCTGGGACGATTTTCTTTGGGTCTTCGAGTTTGATTACACTCTGGACTTTATCTGGGACTTAAGTACAGCTGGAATAGGTGGTTCTGGAACTGATTCATCTTCAGGTACATGGCGTTCTGGACAATCCTATGATTACGATGAGCCCATTTTATATGATGACGGAACAGGAACTTTAGTTCGTTTTTATGCCACCAGCCCAAATGGATCGCCACTTAAATCCCCAACTACAGTTGGTTGGGAGCAGTATCTTTGGAGTCAAACTCCACTGAACACCACAGATCGTTGGCTTAATCCAGGTGTAGCGCACCCATTCTCAGGACAAGGTAATACAGCTAACGCAGCTGGTGCGGCAACTTTAGCAATGGGTGTTCCTGATGTTTTTGGTGCTCCAAGTTTTCCGACAAGTGGTGTTGATGGACTTGGGCGTAATTGGACAGAGGGCATTGCCAGTACCAATATGCTGCCTCTTGGTTATGAGTCAATTATCATATTTCAGCCGAATCCTCCGCATCCTGGAGGAACTGTAACTGTTCCTCGTGCTCTTGGTGCGTACGAGCAGATAGCTTAAATAGGAGTTTAATATGGCAGTTACAGTTCCTGGTATCCCCTTCGATTTTATTCAGACAGATGTGGCTGGAGGAACCGTTGGGTTTTTGTTCAAGTCTACGGCTGACGCCTTCTACTATAACGGGGTTGCAGTCAGTAAGATTGTGGATGCAGATTATCCCACCACAACAGTCCGAGGCATTGTTTATCTCGACGGTACTTACTATGTCATGGACCCGAATGGTCAGATCTTCGGTTCCGGCCTTAACACGCCGACATCTTGGACAGCGCTCAACAAAATCGTAGCGCAGATGGAGCCAGACGGTGGAGTCGCACTGGCCCGCCTGCTTAACTACATTGTGGCCTTTGGGAGCTACACGACCGAGTTCTTCTTTGATGCAGGAAATCCTGGTCCAGGTTCGCCGTTAGCTCCCTACACCTCCGGTATGCTGAATGTCGGTTGCGCTGCAGCTGGTTCGGTATCTCAGACCAATAACCAACTGTTCTTCATCGGTGTCACCAAGCAGCGAGGTCGTTCCGTCTATATGCTGACGGGAACCACCCCGCAGATCATCTCCACCCCCTCGATCGAGCGTATCCTGAACGGGGATGATCTCAGTTCGGTGTTCTCCTTCTGCGTGAAGATTTCGGGACATAACTTCTACGTCCTAACTCTGGTGGACAGTGACATCACCCTGGCCTGCGACGTGGCCACTGGCGACTGGAAGGAATGGACCAGCCTCACCGCAGCGGCGTCGGTGGCAATCAGTTCCCTAACCTACGACACCACCACCGGTCTGGTCACCGCAGTCACTGGTGCAGTGCACGGACTCTCCGACGGTGATCCGGTTGTTATTGCCTCAGCGGTTGAGGCTGAGTACAACGGGGCGGTCAATATTCAGTACGTTGACACCACGACATTCGCCTATGCACCACTCAGTGTTCCCACCACCACGCCAGCAACTGGCTCACCGACTGTAGTCGGCTACACCTCCGGCGCTTTCATCGGCAGGTTCTATGCCGGCTTCGGTAATATCGAGCTGGTACAGGATGCGGCTGGCAATCTCTATTCCCTGGATCAGGCAACCTACACCGACGCAGGCCGTCCGATTGATGTGCATATCCGCACGCCGCTGATCGATGGTGGAGTCAATCGGAAGAAGTTCTTCCACGAACTGCAGGTTATCGGTGACTCCGAAGACACGCTGGTCTTCATCCGGTATTCTGGAGACGACTACCAGACCTGGTCGAAGTATCGTTCAGCCGACCTCTCCCTTCGCCGTGCCTCGCTGCACCGCCTAGGCCAAAGTCGTCGTCGAGCATTTGAGGTAAGACATACAGACAACACACCGCTTCGTCTCGAAGCATTGGAATTGACTACGGAAGTGGGGAACAACTAATGGCTTTTATTGCTGATGGATTGTCGGAAATGGAATTCCAGCGGGCCGCTGAGCAAGCTGGATATTCGCAGGGAACAGGCGGTTATGTAACACGCGAGGAGAGGGAGCAAGCTCTCAACAACTGGAAAATCGATCGCCAGAATAATCCGTATCGTCTGGCTTCTGCGAGCGATCCAATCGGACTGGACAGGGCAGCCCTCACCACAAAGATCAACGAGCAAGCCGCTCGGCAGGTCCCTATCCAGCAGCAACAATACGCCATCAAGCGACAGGAAGGACTCTCCGGCACAGGCAATGTGCAGCAGGCTCAGTCTATGGAGCAGCGGAATATCGCTACGGACGAAGCCCTGGCCAACGCAAAGGCAGCTCCAGGACCGGGCCGCAGTCTCTACGATCAACGTCTGCAGCAGATGATGCTCGGCTCCTTCGCGCCGGACGATCCGTCTTACCAGTGGCGAATGGAACAGGGGATGAACAATCTCGGACGTTCCCAGGCGGCCAAGGGGATGCTCGGAAGCGGAAACATGGCTGCGGAACTCCTTTCATTCGGCCAGGGCATGGCGAGTCAGGAATACGGTGCGCAGTTCAATCGGTTGCTGCAGGCCTCTACCAACGCCACTAATCAATATACGGCTGCCTACTCGGTACTCGACCGTATGTTGCAGCAGCAACAGGCCCAACAAAACGTCGGACTGCAAGGTGAGCAGATGGCGCAAGAGTGGGCTCGTGTGGCGCAAGGCTGGGGAAATCAGAACCTTGGGATTGCCGGACAAGACACCAGTCGCTTCCAGGCCCTTACCAACTCCAACGCTCAGATGCAAAATCAGATGCTCGATCGTGAGAAGTTCACGGCAGCTGAGCGCCGCCTGGACAACTGGAACATGGGGCAGGGAGAAGCCTTGACGCAGAACGCCGGGCGGTTGGCTCCGCAAGCGGCTCCGTCCTACCAACAGCCATCCGCCGGATACATCCAGCCCGGTGGTTATACAGGCTCCAATCAGAACAGCACTGCCTCGCAGATGCCAGCTGGTTCCGGCTACATAACCAGCAGTTCCGGTGGATCGACCAGCTTTGGTGGGGCTCAAGTCCCTGCGTCATCCGGCCAGAGTTACCAGCCATTCACCAACGACTACGGCTACGAAGCTGTCTACGGAGATTAACATGCCGATCACAGGATACTATGGCGGTTATCTCAACGCGCTGTCGACCATCTCCGGAGTGGAGGAGGCCAATAACCGAATCGCTGCTCGCAACCAGCAGATGCAGCAACAGGCCAAGCAGGACTACCTGGATGACTCGACTCGTCAGACTCTTTCCACTGCTTTCAATACACAGCAGAAAAACGACACTGTTCTTAGCCAATTCGATCTGGAAGATCAGACCGCGAATCAGTATCGAAATGCTGGCAAGCTAGTCATGGCTACCGACCCAAAGTCGGGCATGGCTTTGTTACGTGAAGGTGATTCCCTCTCCAATC